CAGTGTCTACAGTGAGATCTGAGCTTACATAGACATTACCCACTACGTGAAGTTCGGCATCTGGATTTTTGGTTTTGATACCAACTTTGTTTCCCGTCGCGTCGACGTGAAGAGTGTCAGTGTCTACAGTGAGATCTGAGCTTACATAGACATTACCCACTACATGAAGATTCGCTTGTGGGTTTTTAGTTTCGATACCAACGGAATTGGTTGTGGAGTCCACGTGAAAAGTATCAGTATCCACAGTGAGATTCGATGACACATAGGTATTACCCACGACGTGAAGCTCGGCGTCGGGGTTTTTAGTCTTGATACCAACTTTGTTTCCCAATGCATCGACGTGAAGGGTATTTGTATCAACAGTCAAATTGGAAGAGACGTAGGCATTACCGACAACGTGAAGTTCTGCGTCGGGTGTTTTTGTTTTTATACCTACGCGCTGCGTAGATGCCTCGACGTGAAGTGTGTCGGTAGCGATAGTCAGATCATCTGATATGTAGGTGTTACCAACGACATGGAGCTCGGCGTCTGGTACCTTTGTGTTAATACCCACGTGGTCGTTGGTGGTGTCTACGTGAAAGGTATCGGTGTCAACCGTTAGATCAGAGCTTATATACGTATTACCAACTACATGAAGATTGGCTTGCGGGTTTTTGGTCTCGATTCCTACAGAATTGGTTGTAGAGTCCACATGTAGAGTGTCAGTATCCACGGTCAAATTGGAAGACACATAGGCATTACCAACAACGTGGAGTTCAGCATCTGGATCTGTCGTCTTGACACCCAATTTATCTCCGACGGAAACTATATCACTCAAGTACGTGTTTCCATTCACTACCAAAATGTTAGAACCAAACTCATCAACGTATAAGTTTGAACCCACATCGAGGGTGTGCATTGGATTTGTGTTGAGCACACCCACGTTCGCTTCTGTGTAGAGACGACCGTACACGTGCACATTTATATCTTCACTCACGAGAGGTGTGATGACATTACTATCCGCACTACTTTCAGTGAAACTCATGACAATTTCTTTAGAACTTTCCAAAAACCCAACAGTCACATTTGATTGTGGACGTGTCATGATGAGACCTAGATCGAGAGTTGTATCCCCAGAAGTGTTGTTTTGACCCAATTCGATGATGGCATCCTTGATTTTAAGGTTTTCAGTGACGATTGATGTGACACCACCATTAACGGTGAGGTTACCATCCAAAAGAACACCACCAGAAACAACAAGAACATTCGACCCCACATCATCTACATACACATTTGAACCAATACTTAATGTGTGACCAGGCAAGAGATTCGAAACACCCATCTTTCCAGTTGTAACAATACCTGTATCAGGACTTAAAAACTGTACCGTATTCGAAGTTACATTACCGCGATCGACGGTGACTGCCAGAGTTTGACCACCGAGAAGTGAGTTAGCACTTTCACCAGATTCGGATAATTCACCGGTTCCACGATTATACATCATCAATACGACGTTCGAATCTTGGAAATCACTTCTAAATCGAACGGGTGACATATAAATACTTCCACTGTTAGGTGTATTTAAGACGGTGTTACTGGCATTAAAAACGATCGTATTTTCCGCCTGAACATCCGAGTCAGGCACGTGTTTACCGAAACGAATTTTGGTTGAACGTTCCACCGTCGGCAAGTTCTTGACCATTTAATATAGTTGGGCATTTTAATTTGCATACAAAAGTCCAGCCATGCCATTATCGATACGGAGGATGTTGTAATTGACTGCGTATATGGGATCATTGATAGGCATGGTCTCACTCATGATCTTAGCTGATGTAAGACGACTAAAATTCAGAGTACCCGTAGGCTGTAGAGAACTGGTGGAGAGACAGAAACAGTACAAGAAGAAGTCCGGAGAAGTTACAAAGTTTGTATGGTAGTAACTCATGACATCTATAAAGTGTGGCTTCCCCCATCTGTAATTACTCACATCGAGACCGTTGATGTTCAGTTTAATCTTATTCGTGGGCGATGTAAGTGCACCATCAGTTGTGGTGTCTGAAGACGCAAGGTACTTTACGGGGTGGTTGAATGTGAGATCCTGTATGACTGTACCTGAAGCAATATTCTTTTGAACTTGGGTGATCAAGAGATTGTGTTTCTTCGTCGCGACGTTTCCACGCTCTTCGTTATCGAGATAATAATAGTTGGCGAAGCATTCGACGTTGTAATCGGATGCAACAGTTGCCCAGTGAATACGAATTTCGACATTATGGTAGTTTAGAGCCACGAGAGGGAGTGCATTTTGAGGTCCTTCACAGAAGAAGAAACGTAAGGGGTAAAAATGTGAGCGAGCGCTCACACCTGGATGTGTACCTAACGCGCTCTTGGAAACATTTTGAGCGAATGTATCGATGGCGATTTTCTCTGTGAAAATCGCATCTTGACTATCAACGAGGGAACCACCGATGTAGAGTTCCACCTTATCAATAATCGTATCCCATCGCTGAATGTCAAGGGCTTGGGCCGTATCATCGATTGTAAAATAGACGTAGCCGAGGAGATCTCCAGAACGTTCGAATTGAACACTGGACATAGAATTGTTTTTCACAGGTCCATGGATGACTTGTTTTTCGATGGACTGTGAAAAATTAGCATGCCGTTTAAAGGTCGAGCTAAAGAAAGATATTTCGGGATCACCAGTGATATATTCATCCTGGGCTCCGATAGCGATCAATTGCACGACACCTGCTGACATGGTATACTACTTTAAGGGGAGAAAATTACAAATTAGGTTTTCTACACACGAAACGGAGAACTAAAAAGTTATCTTTCTCGGGAGTTGATGGTACGATCAGGTTTCCATCTTGATTTCTGATGTTTATATTTAATCGATCAATACGACGAATTGGATCGATATATTGGGTCACAATGGGGTAGTTATCTTTGTAGTCAATAACAAGATCTTCAGACTTTACAAGACTCGCGAACGAATTCCGTAGAATACTGAGGGGAGCTTGTCCATCATAAACGTTTGATGTACGATCATTGAAAATGGAATCGAGTTGTTCAATGGATACATAACAATGTTCAGTAGCAACATTGGAATGAATGCGAGCAGCGAGGAGTCTAGCCTGAACAACATTCTTCAGTGGTTGACTGAGAAAGCAAGTGAAGGTGTTCGCGCTATCCTGACCCAAGGTATCGACTGTGATTGTGTGGTACTCATAGTTGAGATCGGGAATCGTCTCCGTTGGTGAAGTAATGAGAGCCATTTATAGTTAGCTTAGATTAAAGATCCACCGATTCCATCCTCAATCGCGTAGCCAGCGTGGTCATCAACAAGTTGTTGGGCACCACAGAGACCACCGGGGGTAAGACCTAAAGTATAGGCATCATCCTTCTTACCCGAACCTGGGGTACACTCGAGACTGGGCTTGAGATCGAAGATGGACGCTTCGGAAACAGCCTTGATCTTGATTGGCCTGGGTTGGTACGCACTGATGTTACGGGTGAGTGCGAGGGCGACAATCAGTAGGATCAACACGATGATAGAAGTGATCGCGTTGCGGTTGGCTTGATTCAACTTGAACATTTATTATAGGTGTACATTTTTTTAAAGTGCGTTAAAGATATTTTTTTTAGTTTCTACATAGAGAGTAGATGGACGAAGAAATCATTCTTGACCGAGGAAATACCACTGTGATGAAATTGGATGCTGATGAACAGGCGCTTATGGATGAGATTGAAATCTCAGCACCTCGTCCCAAACCTGTTCCCCGTCCAGTACACAGGCAAGCACCCCCTCAGCAACAGACCCATCAAGAGGCGATGGATGCTTTTGTGAATCCCAATAAACAATCCGCTCCTGTACATTCTCAACAGGATGAAGAGATTGACTATGGTGAAAATGAACCTACTTTTTACGACGATGAACCAATGGGTGGTCCAGGACCCGAAGAAGAGCAACCTTCAAAGGGCTACACTTCAATTGACGAGGAGAAGTCGGACCTCATTAATAAGCTTGGACGCCTCGAGAAGAAGGGGTTCGCTGTGAACAAGAGACTCACAGCGTATTCGAACATAGACGAATTACGTTCGGAGGTGAAGCGTATCACCTATAGCATAGATGTGGAACAGTCGGTTCGATTCTCGAGGCGTATGTTGATCGCTTGTGTGACTGGTTTAGAGTTTTTGAATAAACGCTACAATCCTTTTGAAGTTCAGCTCGAGGGTTGGTCTGAGTCTGTAATGGAGA